AGTTTGGTTCAACACTAGGTTGGTGTTCAAACTGTTGGTTGCTGTAGTAGCAATCTGTTGTTTTGAACCTTCGTCTAGTTGTGTCCAGGTAAACACGTCATTGGCAGCATTGATAGTAATATCCTGCAGACTTGGTATTGTCAGTCCAGTGTCACTGCCGTTTGACTGTACTTTTAATTTAAGTACAGCTTCAACATTGCTGACTCCTGGTGCTGGATAAATGTAATTTGCCATATCTGTTTCCTTATGCTATCTTGGTAAATGTTAGTTCCACAGTGGTTACCTGTAAATCATCTACTATCTCAGTGCTGATTTCGCTGTCAGTGCTGTTGAAGCCCTGCTGCACATCTTTTGCACCCAGTAGATAAGTTATTAGCTCACCGTAGTTGTTTGGTGTGTTTTTGGCATCGTTGCTGAATATAACACTAACTCGTGTTGTCCTTATATCAATGTTGTTTCCGTCTAAACTGCGAAACAAGCTAGTTTGATCAAAGTCCTCTTCGTCAACAAAGATTGTCAAAGGTCTTTTGAGATGCAGTGGAGTACCGTTCTCTAAGTACGGTAACTCCCTTGAAAAGTTATAGCGTTGTAATGGCGCTGCCACTATGTAATCTATAACAGTGTCTCTCATCTTATTCTCCGCAATCTGTAATTGCCAAACTCTTTTTCATCAGTTTGGATTGTATCGTCACCATCAAAGTCGTACCAATCACCTGAATTGATCAACTCTTGGAATAATCTGTCTGCACGATTCCTGTAGTATCCCATTTTTTGACGTTCGTTTGAATCATCGTCGCCAAAATCTGCGATGCCTGGTAGAATATAATCGCTTAGAGCCCAGTAGACACACAAGTCTGTGAAATCCTCTGTTCTGTCTGCGATCTTATCTGGATCAGGCTTGGGAATATCTTTCCTGCTGACAGAACCTGTATGTTGTACATATAGGCTCTGCCACCATTCTGTGTTTTTGATATTGTCCAGTATACGTGCGGTTGCACGAATACAAGCTGTTTCAATTGTGTCATCAGTAAGGCTATCGTGTGAGTCAAACAAACGAGGATCAACCGCAGTTACATCGCTGTATTCTGCAAATGAAATAGTGTTTGAACTTTCAACAATAAATGCCATACTTCACACTCCCTTACGCTGCGTCTTTGATAAGAACACCGCGAGCTGCATCAATCAATGCTGCTTTAGCGTGAAGGCTTGCAACAACATCATTACCTACAGCTTCTGCTCTACGAGCAATCTCTAGGTCAATGTTTTTCTGCATTGCAATTCTCATTGCGTCTTTGCCAAAGATAGCCATTTTTGAACCTGTAACACCTGTGTTAGTGTCGTTCAAATATGAACTTACAAATACTTGGACACCCATTAGTGTGCCAAAGAAACCTGAACGTAATGCTTGACCTTGGAATAAGTCACCACCAGCAAAGGCTGTTCCGCCAATGTCGTTCATCAATGCTGCGTATGAGCTTGCGCCTACAACACCCATAAGTGGGCCTGTTTCGCCTGCTGCACGGATTGTGCCTACAGCGGCTGCCACTTCAGCCATATCTAAATCACCTGATGTGATTTCTTGGCCTGTAAGTGAACCCATAACACCTGCTACATCTGCATCAAATGCTGCTGATACTGCGTTACCTAAACTACGACCAATCTCTGCTGGATCAATAGCACCTAGGTCACGTACAACTGAACGTGCTGCATAGATTTCACAGCTGATTGTGTTTTTAGTGTCTGCTGGTAATACAGTTTCTAAGTCAACACCTGGGGCTGCTTCTGTTGATAGGTTTGTTGCTGAGACGGAAGCTAATTCTGGAACTTGTACTACACCGTTTGGTGCTTGTACTACTGGAATCATTTCTCCGCCAATGAATAACGAACTTTCGTGTGCAGCATAAATGGTAGCTGCTTTAACTGGTACAAACAGGGCGTCCGTGTTAAACCCTGATGCGTATGCTGAATTTGCCATAATTAATCTCCTTGATTTGGCTTGGTTTTACAGTAGACCTTTTGCACGGGCCTCTGAATATATTTTTCTATCGCTTGCTTTGGTTAAGTCAAGTTTTTCCAAATCAAAGTTTTCCACACTTGTACCGCCTACACTGCTTTGAGTGTTTGTGGTACTTGGTGCTGCTGCAACAAAATGTGGATTAGTTTGCAGGAATTCTTGAACCAAATCATCAACGCCTACGGCAGCACCTGAATCTGAATATCTCTGTACACCAGAACCATCTACCACTTCTGCCTGCCCATTCTCGCCAAGTCTAACTTGGTTGCGAATCAACTGAACCACTTGTTGTGGGTTAACCGCTTTGTATTGTGCGGCTGCATTTAGTAGAGGTGTATTCACAGTGTATTCCTCAATAATCCTATTCTTCTCTGCTATTTCAGCGTCTTTCTTTGCTGCCATATCTTTTAGTATTGTTTCAAACTCACCACGTTTGATAGCTTCTTCTTGTTTCTGCTTTTCAGCTGTGGCTCTGATTGATTTTAATTCTTCAAGATCACCTAACTCGCTTATCTGCTTTTCAAATTTTGAACTCAATGATTTCTTGAGTCCTGCCATATGATTATCAAATTCTGCTTGTGTATAGGTTTTGACAGATTCCTGCGTTTCAGTAGTTTGTACTGTGGCCTCAGTTGCCACTTGTGTATCCAACGATTCTTCGCTCATTGTGGGCGTCTCCTTTTTATTTAGACGGGCGTAAGTTGACCCGTTTGTTGACATATTTAAAAAATACGTTATAATGTATTTATACAATTGGTAAAAATAAGGTAAATTAAAAGGTGAAAATAGCAAAAGAGAAATATGGTAATCAAAAATTCAAGGCTAGAAAAAGAAAAATAGCCTGGAACATTAATTTCAATCAATGGTATGATTGGTGGTTAGCCCAAGGTGTTGATAAAAATCAGCATAACTCTTATAAAGGTAAACATCTACTATGTATGTGTAGATACAATGATACTGGTCCATACAGTTTAGATAACATTTACTGTGCAACTAAATCGCAAAATTCAAAAGACGCCAACCCCAACCTGCATAACTTGAGAGATAATTCTAAAAAATTACAAACACCTGATGGTGTATTTGCTAGTAGAGCAGAGGCCGCAAGACACTACAATTTAGATCCTGCGGCAATATTTTATAGAATCAAACGCAATCCTGATGAATGGTTCTACTTATAATTAAATGAGCCTGTTTTTTGCCTTATTTTGTCTAATCTCTCAGGATCCTGTTGTATTAGTATGCTAACAGGTGCTGAATATTCACCTTGTGCAGGATCACTGTAGAACCATTCATCGTCTCGTGTAGAATTTAGATATTCTGAATATGCACGTAGATCGTGATTGTGTATGTCTACCACATATACCCTGGCAGTGTAGTCGCCCAGGTCTTGTGGTTCATAGGTTTCAACTATGTCTATGGTATTCGCACAGTAATCCACATATGCCCAAGGACAAACCTTGCGTATACTGTAAAAGTAGTCTTGCCACTCTATATGCATACTATCCGCGACGTCCGCCCTTTTTCTTCTTCATTTTAGCCATAATAGCTCTCCTCTAAAAAATATACATCCACAATAGGATGCTGGTTATGATGATCATATAACTGTGTATGATCCATATCATTCTTCTATGGGTATCCAATAATGGCGGCAGTTGTAGCCACCTCTGTCTGTCCAAGGATTATCTCCTGACTTACCCACCCAGTCTTGACTCCATAGGTCAAGTATTTCTTCTTCTGTTAACACTGAACCATCTAGGTCAGCACACCACGGTCTTGTTTTTGCTATGGTACCGCCTGCATATTCATACTTTTTTATGTTGTAGCGTTTGGCTCTATTCACTGTGAACGCACCATCAAACTTCATAACCACTGCTTCAGCGGCTGAGACCAATTGATCTGCTAGACTGCCTCCTACTGCGGCAACAGGCAATCTACCTTTGATTTGATTTACAAGATCACGCATTTCATCTGCACTCACATCAGGATTGGTTTTGGCTCTACGCAATTGATTCTGTAGTCTAGTGGTAACAGGATCCGCTGTTTGCATAAACACACCTGACACTGCCGCACGAGTTTGATTTTTAACCGTCTCAAGTGCAACACCTGTTATGGCTGCGCCTACAACTATTGAACTCACTGTTTCTGCGTGACTTCTAACAGTTTCTGTGAGT